TAAGTAGGAAATGCTGGAAACTCTGGTATTACTAACGAACCTAGAGGTTTTCTAGTAATAGGGTCTGGATCCAATATTTCCATCTTCTCCATTATTTCTGGTTCTGGAAATACAACCTCTTTGTATATTTCTTCGGGCACTTTAAAGTAAGTTCCTGTTTTAGTATCAAGCGCCCATCCTTTAGAAAGTCTTGTTTTAATATCTTTAGTAGTGGGAGCTTCTTTGAAACTTTTACTTACAGAAGCACTAGGATCTAAAAACTCTGAAAAGTCTGTAGCATTGTCTATTGCTTCTTTGTTTAAATCATAAAACAATAAGTCATTTGGATTTGCTGAAGCAAAAATACTATCACCGTGAAGAGCTTTTAATGCTGCGATTCTTTCTGGAGAAAGTTGCGGTCGATTCCATGTTGGAGGCGTACCTGGCTCATCTTCTATTGGCCCACCTTTAGCAAAAGGTAAAGCAGTAGTGTCTCTAAAGATTGGCGTACCTTTTGACTTATAATAAGTAGGTAGTATTTTTGGAGTCTTTTTCATTAGAAGATTTGATAATCAAAGTACGACATGAGACGGTTCATAATAAGCTGTCTATTCCTAGTATTGTCAAAGTATAAAGTTACAATAAAATATGTACTGCGTAACCTACCTTGTTTAGAAGCACTATTCTGATCTCTAGGAATTCTAATTCTCCATTTGTCAAACTTCCTTTTAAATCTATCAGCAGAATAAGCCACGTATCCTGTATCTTGTACTTGATTATAAATTCTAAATCCTGTGATTGTTGAGGCTCTGTCTATTGTTTTATCATCATCTCGTACAATAGAGTTATACTCTAAGGTTCTAAGAACTTTGTTGATATCTGCATTAGGGTTGATAACTAATGTAATTTCTGTAGTTTGAGTTACTCCGTAAAAATCTCCCCAAGCTCCAATATTATGAGTGAATATTTTATAAGGATTTAAAATATCAGGACTCATTAAAATATTACCGTTGTTAATCCAAATAGGTGGTGCAGCAGAATATCTAGAAGAAAATTGTTGAGCTAATTCGTCGTAAACAAGAGTATCTGAATTAAAAACTTGTTGAGCAGTAGCTTCTACTGAATTAGCAAATAATTGACCAGCATTTACATCTGGATCAGTTCCTGTAGTAAAGCCGTTTATTACATAATAATATGTTCCTAAATAAAATACAATATTTCCTATAGTATAAGTAGTAGAATTGGCTAAAGGCCGTACTTTGCTTTGACTTAAAAAAGTAAATAATACTTCATCATTTACTACGTCTTTAGTAATATGTACACCTGTACCTAAAATAGGATTATCTCCTCCGTTTTCTTTACGTAAAAATACGCCCTGTGGAAGAGATTGTAACCAACTGTGCATGCCTTTAACTTCAGATACGGGAAGACTCAAGTTGCCCCCACCTTCACCTGTAGCAGTTATAGTAAATAATTTACGGTGAAATGCATCAAAGAAATAAATACCCACTTCGGTAGCATCAACTGCCCACTGATGAATACATCCATGAACTTTAGAATGGTAAATGTGCTTACCAAATCCTAACCCTGTTCCTAATTGTGTAGGTACTCCGTCAGCAGTAGTAGTTACAGCTGCTCGGTTAATAGTGTAAGTACCTACGCCTTTATCTTGGATAAAGTAAACAGTGTCTTTCCAGTTTAAAATTTTGTTGATAGGCCCATAATCATCAATGTCGTAAAAGTTATTAGCGCCAAACTTTGTCCAAGAGTCAATAACTTCTTCGTTAATCTTGACATTAGATAGATAAGCTCTAATATCATTAGCACCGTAATTTAAAAGATTCTCAGGTTTAATAAAGAAACCTACATCATCTTTTTCAAGAGAATATACAAAGTTGTATTTGTACATGTCAAGAGACTTAGCATCAGGAGCTTCTGCATTATTAGTTTCTTGGCGTAATATTACATTTCTTAAAGTATCTCCCGTACTTGTAAACTCGTATTTAACTCTAGTACGAATATTTGCTCCATAATCTAAATCTAAATTCATAGTAGACTCTACAGGAAAAACTTCCATCTGAGCATTATTCTTACGGTATAAACCATTAGACTCATAAAATGCTTTGTTAAACTCTACTAAACCAACATTAATTCCTGCCATATTAATAAAAATATCTCCACCAAATACAGTAGGTTCGATAGTACCTACTGGAATAACAGGAGATGCAGGAATAAATTTATTTGATTCTAAACTGTTTAAAGTATAGCCACCATATACTTCTAACTTAGGAATAATAGTATCTACTAGTGGGTAATAATTTTGTAAATTAGTACTAATAGGATTAAAAGTAATAGGGTCTGCAGGTGCTAATGATGTTGGAGCATCAAAGTAGTTTGTTGCAGGAGGACTAGGTACAGGATTTCCTGTAAAAAAGTCTGTAGTAACTCTGCCTATTTTTCCTATAACACTAGAGCCTGATTTATAAAATGTCGGTCTGTCGTTATTAGGACCTTGTTGAGGTAGATTAGGATTTACTTGAATATCAGCATGATCTTCATAATCATCCATACACCAATAATTACGCATGTAATAATTACCAAATAATGAAGTTACTTTTTGCGTATAATCACTAGTATCTTCCATTTGGAAGTTTTGATTAATCTGCCACCTTCTAATATTTTGTACTGAGTTATATGTTACAGGAAAAATTTGTTGATAACCAGATCTACGATCTACACATCCAGGTGCTCCTAAATCTATAGGTTCTAAATTTACACTGAAGAGTGAGTCTCTAAGTTCTCCTAATGCTCCTGTAATTAATAAACATGGATTATTTCCCATGTTTGTTATTGTACCAATAGCATCATCTTTTTGATAAGAAATTTCGGGAGAATAGAATCCTAAATAATCTCCTAGTCTTCTATAGTCATAAAATTCTGGTACTTGACTAGTATTTCCAAAAACTTTAAAACTACCATTTTTATGCGTTGTATAACTACTTCCTAAATCTTGAGGATAAAAAGGATATAAATGTAAAACATTGTTATTGTCTCCTACTTTTAAATCAAAGTCTGTGCCTCCAGGAGGATCTAAAATAGGATTGTAATAAAAGTTTCTAATAATACCTTGGGATATACGACGACTGTCTGATACTTCTCTTTTTACTCTAACAATCTGATAGCTTTCTATTTGGTCGAGTAAACTTAAACAAGAAGAAAAATCTACTCTAAATTTAATACCCATTGCATAACCTTTTGTAGTTAGCAATGTTGGGTCTTTCATACTTAAAGGAAAGTATCTAGTACCTGAAGCATTAACTTCACTGTCGACTTCGGAAATATCAGGAAACTTAATATCGCCAATATACTCAACAAAACTAGCTTCACCTTTTTTGGTGTAGAACACTATACCAAATCTATAAGATTCTCCACGTTTATATCCACGAAGTAATCCTGATATAAATGGGGAAGCATAGTTAGGAAAAGTGGTATTAGCGTAGTTCCCGTAGCTATCATCTAAATTGTGAGGACCGTCTGGTACATTAGATACTTGAATATTACCTGTTTGAGTTGAAGGTGTTGCATCTAAAGTAAACTCTTCTAGATGAAAAGTATAAGAAATGTTGGGACCTTCTCCTCCTAATCTAGAACCATCAGACTTATATCTATATTGACTATTAGTATGCCAAGTGCTGTTCCAATGTGCGTCAGAATTATACTCAGTATTAAACGCATTTTTTAAATCGTTAATTGGAGTACCTGGTGTAAAAGGTGGTTGTATTACACTGCCAACTTTTCTATAGCGGCGTGTTTTAGCATTAAATGTTTCTAGTGGTCCTAGTAGATCCTGAATACTAATTAATGACTCTTTGATGTTTGCAATCACTAAAGAACCATCTTTTTGGGCTATAGTTTTAGGAGTTTTAAATTGATAGTTTTTAGTAGTAAAGTCAAATAACTCTACATCGTAAGCCGATGTTTCTGCTCCCGTGTAAATAATCGTAACAGTAGAACTAGTAGGAATCGTTACTTGCTCTATGCTAGATACTATTGGTGCGGCTGTTGCAGAAGATTTGTAAATTGATAAAAACTCAATTTTATAAAAATCTTGATAGTTGGTTACATCGACTGAGACAGTGATAGCTTTTCCTGTGTTTATAGGAGTAGGGTCACCATTATATAAATTAGAACTACCACTTGTTTCTGGATCTGAAACAATGTGTACAATATTACTTGGAGGAGAAACTAAAGTTTCTTTACCATCAGCAGTAATAAGTTTATAAGCTATTTGGTATGTACCTCCTGTAAGAACCCCACCACCTGAAACAGTATTAATTAGTGGTTGTGTAAAAATTACATCAGGAAAAATATCTATCAATCCTACAGGTAAATCTACAAGATTTGGGTCTGCAATATTTAATGACCTAAAAAAGTTATTATAATCTGTCCAATAAACTCTTTGAATACCTTTAGATTCATAACGTCCTAAAGCTTCAATAGGCCATTGTTTTTTAAAGTATAACTTTGGGTTGTAGTATAGTAAGTTTATCGGTGAAGTTGTAGAAGTTGCTGGGTCATATTGTACATCATATATCCAACCTTTTTCATCTGAATTATCTGCAACAAATAATATAATTCTTGTGCGAATAGTAGCATATCCTATAATCGCAGGATAAGAAGCGTTCCATGCTATAGAATCAAACTCACCGCTATTTGGAATCTCAAATGCTAACCTATTACCTTTAACATTAGTAAAACCTCCTAATGATTCTCCATTAGTAGTTGTAATTCTAATATCTAGGGCATCAATATAAAAAGTCGGCGCAATGCTATCATACGCCGTATCTTTATTCATCCCTTGGTAAGAGTTAATATGTTGTTCCATTAGATTGCTGGATTAGGTCCTTGTGCGTTTTCGCTTAATGTGTGGATTGTAGAAATAAGAGCTGAGCCTGCTTTAGGACGGAACTTACGTTGCTCAGGAAGCTGCATGTTAGCAAAGAAACTAGCATGATCCTGCATAGCAGGAATAGTGCGTACAGTAGCATTTTTTACAGTTTCTGCCTCATCTACACCATTCCATTGCTTAGCATGATTTACTGCTTGTGCAAAATACCAATCGCGATCACGCTCAATAATCTGAAATTTATCAGCAGCTAACTCATTGCGTATCCAAAGTTTACGTGCTATCTTATATGCAACATAGTGTGCACCGCCTTCTAGCCATTGTTGTTCGGCAGGAATAGTAGGATAACCGCAATCATCCGTAGGAATAGCACTGTAAGAAACTGCTATAAACCCGTGGGCAAAAGATGTAAAAATATATCCTTGACCAACAGTATAAGTCTCGGCAGACTGTGAAGTATAATCACGACCGTCTAAGTGATAACGTTTGTGAAAGTAGTCAGTTTTCCAACGCATTGGGTACATAGTACCTTTACCGCATTGGGCTTCTTCTACACTCTCAACACCTTGTATATGTGCTACTTGTCCTATTTTGTATAAATCAAATGGTAAATCTGCACGTCCGTCGCATACATCAATGTAAGCAATTTGCTCTACCATTGTAACGCCGACATTAGTATGTGCCATAAACTCGGCCAACCATTCTACTCCTTCCTCTTCTTGGACATCGTAGTTAAAGCCGAAATCCCTGATAACTTTATCAAGGATTGCTTTGTAAGAAACATGTTGGCCTGAGTACATTACATTAAGTTTTTAAGTGCTTCTTCTAAACGACTAGCGATAGCCTCTGGTGTTTTTTGTTGCGTAGGATCTTCAGTGCTCACAGACTTTTCAGTCTTCCACTGCCACTCTCCTTTGTCGTCTTTGTAGCGACATTCTTTAGTAATAATATAGCCACCATCAACTTTTTCAACGCGAGTTTCTTCAGAACCACCATCTTCAAATTGTGTGCGGGTAATCTTAACAGTAGATTCTACTTCTTTACCGCTTTCTTTATATTCCATTGCCTCATCCATAATAAAATGTTTTTCTGTTTGGGTCTTTGACAGTCTTAGCGATTAATCGCGAATATTGTCTAGACGGTTTAAAATTATAAAAACTTTTATACTTTAACGGCGCACTGTAATTATCCCAAAAGTGTTCATAGAACTCAGAGTTGCTATGTGTGTTCTCATGGTATAATAACTTTTTGCCTGTTATCTCTGTAATCTCATCTTTTGTTTTTCCTGGATAAAGTTTTTCCCAATAACTCCAGGTTGCTTGCCAGTCTACTTTTAGACTCTTAGCCAGTTTACCATCTGCTCGAAAAAAGTGTAAGTCTTTTGCTCTTACTCTCAGTTTACCAACATGTGGAATCCTTAACTCTAATCCTGTTGTAACTATCTCTGTACTGTATAGTTGCAATAGCTCTTTGTTAAACTTGTTAAACAGTTTGATATCTATTGGGTTACTACTTCTTTCTTTGTAGTCTTTATAGAAATCTTGTTTCTTTACACTGCTTAGTATTTTACCTTTTCCCCGCTTTAAAAAATTATGCATTTGTTACGTTTTGCTGTACTCTGTCATCGTTTGCGTTGTTAGCATTATCTAGTGCAGCAACTGTTTTCTGCATTAGCTGTTGTAAGATATAAGGCTTAATATAGGCCCACATCCATTGATTTAATGGATAAGGATCAGATGGACTCCAACATTTTTGTTGTGTCTCACAATTAATAAAGTCACTAAGCTTAGTAGGGTCCTCAAATAAACCGCGAATAGTAATATACTTAGTCATTAAATACTCTGGGCTTTTACTAATAAGATACATGTAACCACCGTACAAGAAAGCATATACAGACTTAGCCGTTGTACGACCATGACCGATAAATGCTATTCTTGCATAGTCTATCAATGAAATCCTTGCTTTAGTGATATCAGGAGAACCTACTGATACAATACCTTTTGTAAAGAAAAACTCAATAGTGTTAGGTATTTGCTTAGTAGTGCGCAATACTTTGCATCCTGTAGGAACAGTAATGCAGCAATCAATAGGGTTAACTGGTTCTAGTTCTGCACACGCAAGTGTCTGCACTACATAAGGATCTATACTACGGTTTTTGTTATATTCATTACGTAACCAAAGAGATCTTTGCTCATTAATTAAATCAGTATATAGCTCATACGAAAACGAAGACTCTGACGAGTTTATCGCCATTGCCTCATCTATCTGTGCATGAAGATCTTCTAGAGTTAACATAATTTATTATTTACCTTGTCCTCTGTAAAGTTTTTTATACTTTTTAGAAGACTTGAGTTTAGAGACTTTTGTTTTAGAATGTACACCAGGACGAGATACTTTTACTTTAGCTTTCGCCCCACCTGTCATATCTTTAATCTTTGCCATTATCTATTTTTTAAACTAAAATTCAATACTGTCAAACAGTAGAAGTTTCTAGAAATATCGCACTCTACTGTAAAAATATCTAAAGAAGACACTCTAAGCTTAATGGCTAACTTATCCCATTGTCTTTTTGGATGTCTCCAATTATTTCTAATTATCATATTATTTATTTTAAACAAATATAACTAATAAAATAGTTGGTTTTTAAATTTTAAAAAGGGGAGAGCTAAACCACTTCTCTCCCCCTGATAATCAATCAACTTAACAAAGTTAAATATTATAACGGGAACTTATAACTATCGATGCTTTTTAATACTTTTTCAGCTTTGTCTTTTATCTCTCTACGTGTGAAGAATTCTAAGATTCTTCCACCTACAGGTTTAGGAGGTGCGCCTCTTTCAATATGCCAGCCTTTAGAACCATCTTCATATTCTTCTTTGTAAGTACCTGTAATAGCAAGGTGTATATTTCTGTGAACCATTTTATAACCTGCAGAATGGCTAATCAACGTATCACGTGTAATGTTAGTACACTTGTTTTCGTGAATATGCCCCATAACAAAGAAATCAAAGTCTTCGTACATTTCTAAAGCCCTAGTAAGATTAATCTCTCCTCTAGTTACTACTCCTCCACCGCCTGAGCCGTGAAAGTATTTACCTTTAAAAGTGCTTAAAGTACCTTTTCTAAATTCTGATCTTATTACTAACCAACCGCCGTAGCCGCCTGTCTGAACATTAGTATTATTCTTGTAGTTTAATAAATCTACAAAACGTTGTAATACATCTGTCTCATGGCGTTTAAGTATTGCAGTCTCGTGGTTGCCGTAACCGATTACCGTCATCAAATGTGCATATGGACTAAAGAAATCTACGGCTGTTTCTATGATAGAATCTAGATAGCGAATATTATTGTGCTCAGGACGGATGTCAGATTTAGTACCTCGTGGATCCCATTTTCCCTGCATTAAACAAAAAGTATCCCCGTTAAACATTACAGGGATACTATGTTCTTTACAATAGTCTAAATCTCTCTTGAGTAGTGACCAATCACACTTGGGGTTATCCCAATGGATATCTGAAAATACACCAAGTTTTGTAACACCAAAAGGCAACAAAAGGTCGTGTACATTTTTGCTATGACGTGTGAGAGTCATGGCTTACTTAAATGGCAAGTAAGAAGTTGCGCCACCTTTCTTAATAGCTTTAAGAATTTGCTTGCGTTGTTTACCTGTAGACTCATAAGATACGTGTACCCAATCAGGATTTGTATCTGTTCCAAACTCCCAAATAAGTTGGTCAAACTCTAAGTTATCTTTAATGTAGTTAAAGATTGCAGCATTAGTAATTGCTGTGCCATCCATGTCGATATCAATCGCTTCACCCGTGCAATGTTGGCTGGAAGCTGCGCCCCCAATAGCCTTATTCAAAGCCGCAGAACGGTAGCCTGATGAAATGTGAATCGGTACACCAAAATGATCACGAATTGGTTGAAATACTTTCTCAGCTAATAATTTGAAGTTTTCAATATGCGCTTCTGTAGGCATGTTACTTACTCCTCTACGTTTTGCAGTTTCGCTACGTGTTACTTCTGCGAGTGATAGGTTTTTACTCAGTTGCATCTTTATCTTTATTTTTAAGTTTCATAATACGTCCAGCAGTAGTAATGCCAAACGCTCCTAAAGTTAGTAACATAAAGCCGTCAAAAATAAACTCTTTGATTACTAATTCATTACCTAAGATTCCTGTAATAACGTCTACTGTTAAAACAAATACCATAGCAAAAAACGAAACTACGCCGACAAAAGCTTGCTCGTTAATTTGGTTATCGTCTGAGATTAATTCTCTAAAAAACTTTTTCATAATCTATGTATTTTGGGTCTATTTGTTTTTGTGATTTCTTGTTCCCACCCTTTTCTAAAAGAGTCGTTTTTCTTTTTATGTATAAATGGAGTATCGGTTATCCTATAAAAAAATATAGCTCCAGTGTAATCGTTTTTTCTTACTTCATAATCTGAAAGGTCTATTGCTTCAATGCAAGTGCTATCATATGAGTAATACAAGAATGAGCCTTCTTTCGCCCTGTCATATACCCATGATTCTACGTAATCTAAGAACATCAATGTATTGGTGTATTTAGCATTCAAAGAATCATATTTAGCCGTAGGAGCATAAGCTATATTAAGCAATGAATCTTTTGATCTAATCAATGAATCTTTAAAAGCAAGCAATTGCTTTGCGTCTGCAATCTTTTGTTTCTGGGAGTCAAATATATTATTGATGGTATCAGCTTGACCTTTTGTAAGTATAACTACAGAGTCACCATTAATTACCGTCTTCAGTGGGTAGCGTGATTGGCTCAAAGTTAAACTGCTTACCAGTAGACTGCTTACGAACAATATCTTTTTCATTTTCTAATTCTTTTTTAATGTCTTTTACTACAGCTTTAGTACTATCTAAGTCTCCAATAACTTCAGAAACCATCTCTTGTAGGTTTGTTTTTTCTTCTACTAAAACTTGGTTTGCAGCTTTTAACTTGCCAACACTGTGAGTTAGTTTTTTATTTGATGTAGTGAGTTTTTTATTTTGTCCTGTTAGTTGAACATTATCATCTACAACAACCACATGCTCATGACCACTTGAGAATATTTGCAATATTACAAGTAGAATAAAGCCACCCGCTATTAAAAATAATTTAGTTCTCATCTTTTCTTATTAAAAAGCAATAAGATAGTTTCTTTTAAGCTTTTTGAGCTTTCAGTATTTTCTTCTAGTTTCTTTTCTAGATCGTCTCTATAGTCTCCCTCTAGCTCTTCTACTTTTGCCTTCAATTCTTCTTCACTCTTGAGAAGTTTGTTTAAAAACATCCAGCATAAATAACCTAGTGCTAAGACAGCAAAGCCTAATACACCGTATTGAGTTAATACTTCAAAAGGACCAAATGACATTATTTCTTAGTTTTTCTTTTTACTACTTTCTTTTCTGTAAGCTCTTCTTTCATTTTCTTGTTCTCATCAAGATATCTCTTGATAAATATCCAAGCTACGTAGCCAAGAGCTAGTGCTGCTAATCCTAGAGGGCCGTAGTCTCCCAATTGTGCAAATACTCCAAAGTCAGGAGCTGTTGATACTGTATCCATTATTTATGTAATATTAATTGTTTCACTGCGTCCGATAATTCTCCTACCGTTTTTGCGAGATTTTTAATTTCCAACTGTGTTTGTTCCTGGATAGCTTGATATTTAAGTCGCGACTCTTGTTCTACAAGTTCAATTTTGCCTTTTAATTTTCCTAAACTTTCTGTATTGTTTCTGACATCTGTGTGAATCATTCTGAGAAAGTATCCTATGACACCTGTGACTGCTACTAATCCCCACTGTACTAGTTGTGTAATTTCCATCATTTTATAATTAATCCTGTAGTTAATATTCCGTTAAGAAGAAAAGAAATATTTCTTTGTCTTTTTAATTTCTTGATATCAAAAGCTTGTGATGTAATAATAGTATCCTGGGAGTTTATAATATATCTCTGTGCTATTATAATGGTATCCTGGGCAGCTATAATTGCATCCTTTTCTTTGTCTCTACGGTAGAGTACATGGATCATTGTATCCTGGATCTGGGTAATTCTAAAAGTATCTCTGGAGTTTTTAACCTTTTCTAGTTCTGCTTGTAAATCAAAAAGTCCGTGGTTAAGCTCGTCAATAATAACTTTACTGTTGTCGATTGCTTTACCTTGCTGTTTAATTACAGTTTCTTTACCTTGGATTCTAGTTTCGATTGTTTTTTGTGTGCTTACAGGATATACTTGTTTAGGATTCTTCATGAGTAGGAAGACACACATCACTACTAGACTTACTTGAAGTAGTGTAGAAAAATTAATATTTAAAAAATTATTTTTCATTTTATAAAATTACTATTTATTTAAGTAACTAAATCAAATTAATAAAACTATAATCTAGAGATATACAGTTAGATATCTTGTTTAATATGTTTTTGTTAACGTGAATAATTCTGAATATATAATATCACTTGTACTAGCTGTGCCCCATTGAGCTGTAACTACAAGCGTATTAGCAACTGTTGTATCAAATCCTGTAGATGTCTCTGTACTAAAGTTTGTGCCCTCAAATGCTAATGAAGCATTTTTAGTATAGAAGAATGTACCTCCTGTTGCTATTGATGCAACACCTGGACCACCTATAGTTCTTATCGTAAAATAAACATCTAGCTTCCAATGCTTATTTGTTGTTGATGACATTGTAATAGATCCTGTATCAGCTAACACTATTCCATTAGACTTAATTCTTATGCGTAACGTATTGTTGTTTGCTGCTGAAATGTGACCTGTTGATATAGCAAAAAAGCTATCTCCAACTTTAAATCCATTAGCAGGTACGCTTAATGTTCCAACTCCATCGCCTAATAATGATGTCTCAGTAGTTGTGTTAGTAATTCTAGCACTTGCGCTTATCTGAGTGTATAAGCCACGAGGAGCAGAAGAATAATCAGGAACATTTAAAACATCGCCTGTAAGCGTAGATGGACCCGAAGATCCTGTTGTCGTAAGGGTAAGTTTGTCTTGATATATAGATTTTACTTTACCGTATTTATCTGTAATAACTAATTGTGTAGAATTACTTCCTTTGCCATATTTATTTACCTTTTCCACTACACTATTTTAAGAGAGTAAAAAGTTTTTCCAGCAGTAGAGCTTGCGGATATCTTATCGCCAAATTGGAGATCGTAACCCATATGATCTGTTACAGTATCTCCTGCATCTAATATTAAACTGTAAAGAGTAGTTGTTTTATTATCAGCTGCTGAAAAAAGTAAAATATTTAAATTATAAGCAACATCATTAGTGAACCTCATTTTTTCAACAGTAACTCCGTCTTTATTATCGCAAACATAAATTTCTGCTAATGTTGTCGATAAAACTCCGCTCTTAACCATTTTATATTTATTTACTATTAATAGCTAGCAAAAGTGTGTTTAGGATTTTTTGGTACAACAAGGTTGGTCCCAAAGTCATACATCTCTGTAGACATTACATCATAGTGATAACCATCTGCGTAGACAGGTGGCTCAGCAGTTGGGTCTAAGCAGATGATGCCTAGCTCAACAACAGCCTGTACTCCTTCTCCGTATGTGTAACCTTCCTCTTGAGGTAATAAAATGTTCTTTGCTACCAAGTCAGCTACTGCTTGGTCTTTGTCTGTGTAA